ATCTTCTTGTTGTTGTTCTTCACCATTTTCATTAAATCCAAAGGGATCTGCCAGGAAATCTTCTTCTTGTTGTGGAGTTAAAGCCATTACTTAATACCTTCTTTATCAACAAACATTCCACCATTTTTTAAAATAATTCATTCTCAGTTAGTACTTTAAACTCAATCTTTCTATCTTTACACCATTCAGATGCTGCTTTCCATTTTGCTTCATTAATTGCGTATGTTTGTGCCTCATACAGATAACTTTTGGTTATCTTGGTTTTCTTTTCAGGGGGCACACATTGTCTTGCGGGTTTAACCTCTACTATATATCTCTTCTTACCATTTTTTGTCTCCACTTCTACCAAACCGTCAGGATAATATTTGTGAATTCTATTATCTATAGGAGAAACATAAGGAACACTAAACTCTTCAGATGCCCACTTGGTGACATCTTCTCTTCTGTCACACCAACGCATAAATTGCAATTCCCAACTACTTCTATAAACTATGTTATTAACATTACCCATATATTTTTTAGGGTTTTTTGGATGAAATTTTCCTTGATGAAATTTGCTCATCCTTTATACATAGTATATAATAGTTAAGTGTATTTATAGATGGCTGGTGCAGTGCCCAATGGTATAAGAACGTCAGACCTAAAGAGTAGGGTATTGAATCTTGCTCAAACTTCTGTATATCAAATTAAACTAAATCCGCCACTAGAAGTAAAGAACCTTTTAAACACAAGAGGATTTAATTTCAATCTTGATTCATCAAATATTGAACTCTTATGTGATAGTGTAGCACTTCCTGGAAATTCTTTTCAGTCAACGGACATAATAAACAACTATGCTGGTGTAAGTGAGAAAATTGTTGACCGTCGTGATTTTGGTGGTGGAGTTCAAATGAGTTTCTATGTTGATAGAAACTACAAAGTCATTGATTTCTTTGAAGGTTGGATAGATTGGATGTCTAACCAGTTAAACAATGACAAATATAAGTCACAATTTGCAGCATACAGGATGAATTATCCTCTTACATATAGAGGAGAAGTTTTCATTACTAAATTTGAGAAAGATGCCTATGGAATTGCAAATGGATATACTTTAGTTGGTGCATATCCAATAGCAATTAATAATACTCCATTGAGTTATGGTCAAAGTCAGATTATGAAGTATAGTGTGACCTTTGAATATCTGAGATATACTAGAGATCAATTCAAATGGAAAAGTAGTTCAAATTCTTTAATAAACAATATTGGTAGAACTGGTAGAACTGGTAGAATCACTGCGGCGGTTCTTTCAGCATTTAATAGTAATAGTACTCCACATCTCAACGAAGCCTTAGCCGATGAAGGAAATACAAGACCAGGAACAGTCACCCCATAACAAGTTAGAGAAGCTCTCTAAATGGCCATTTAGAGAGGCCTCAACAACAGGGTCAACTATAGTTGACCGGTTGACTAAATACGAGTAACTGATTTCTTTATTAAGTTATTATGCCTTTACCAAAGATTGCAACTCCAACTTATGAGTTGACTTTACCATCTAATAAAAAGAAAATTAAATATAGACCATTTCTGGTCAAGGAAGAAAAACTTTTGGTTCTTGCTCTTGAGAGTGATGATACTAAACAGATCACAAATACAATCAAGGTAGTTCTAAAGAGTTGTATTGAAACTAGAGGTGTAAAGGTAGAATCACTTCCTATTTTTGATATTGAATATCTTTTTCTGAATATTAGAGGTAAGTCTGTTGGTGAAGAAGTTGAAGTAAATATTATGGCACCTGATGATGGTGAGACTGAAATTCCTATTCTTATTCAACTTGATGATATTCATGTGAAAGAAGGAGAAGGTCATGATAGAAAAATTAAACTTGATGATACTTTGATGATGGAGATGAAGTATCCTTCTTTGGATGAATTTATTAAAAATAACTTTGATCTCACAGGTAATGTTGATATTGATAAGTCATTTGAACTAATTGCAAGTTGTATTGATAAAATCTTTAATGAAGAAGAAGTTTGGTCTACTGCTGATTTTTCAAAGAAAGAAGTGAGTACATTTTTGGAACAGATGAACTCTGTTCAATTTAAACATATTGAGAGGTTCTTTGAGACGATGCCTAAACTTTCTTATGAAGTTGAGGTTGTTAATCCTAAAACTGAAGTGAAAAGTACTGTTGTTTTGGAGGGATTGTCCAGTTTTTTCGCATAGGGATGGTCCATATGGATCTTGAGAACTACTTCAGGTTAAATTTTGCCTTGATGCAGTATCATAAATATTCATTAACGGAGATTGAAAACATGATGCCGTGGGAGAGAGACATTTATGTAGCCCTCTTACAGCAACACTTAGAGGAAGAAGAAGAAAAAGCAAAGGCACAACAACAAAGTTATGGCTAGAGATCCTCAACAACTAAGAAAGGCCTACGAGTATAAGTTAGGGAAGGAACTTACTGCTAAATTGAGTGATGCTCAGATTTCTGAGTTGTCAAAATATTATAACTCCCTACCACCCGATCAACAAAGTGATGTTGATAGTGAACTTGCAATAGGGAAGGGAGAGTTTTTAGATACTGCCAGATCATTTGCTAAAGAATCACAAAAGGAAAAGGCGAAAGTTGCCGGACAAAAGATCAGACAAAAAGCGGAAGCTGACGTTGGAGATTTTGCTCAACAGGAACGTGACTTAGATGCATTAAATAATACAGCTGCAGAGAAAAAAATACCTAAAGGTATTGATTCTCTTTTAAAAGAGATTAGGGCGGAAATAGGGCCCAAGAAGGGTAAGAAATCATCTGCACTAACAGTTATTCCTAAGAGAGTAGACCAGGCAGAAGAAAAACTTATAGATGAAGATATTGACCCAAAGATATTAGAACTCCTTGGTATTGATGATCCTACTGGATTAGATTATAGTGACTACAAATCTCTTCTGAAAGAGAAGATGGCAGCCGCCAGAATGACTGGTGACACAAATATTTCTACTGGTGATAACGAATTACTCAATAATGAATACAAGAGAATCAAAAAAAAGAGTGGTAAGTTTACAGTAAAGAATCAGAAGATAAAAGCGGCGACTTTTGTAGCAAAAAAGAAGGAACCTAGTTCTTCGGCCATGGTTGTAACACCCATATCTTTACTTCCAAAAGAGGCAGATAAGGATATCAAACCTGAAAAACAGAGTGTTGATAAGACTTTTGCACTGATTGCTTCTAAATTGAATAGTGTTGATAATAATGTTCGACAAATTACTAAGAACATTGAGAAGAAAGATGCTATAGAAAAAAAGCAGGATGACCGAGAGAGAATTGATAAAGAAATAGCTGGAAATCAAGAAAGAGAAAATATAACAGAAAGAAAAAACTTGTTGGTTGGTGCTGTAAGTAATATTAAAAAAAGTCTAAAACCAGTTACTTCTATGGTGAGTGGTTTCTTTGATTTCTTCAAAAGACTTGGTTTTGCAATATTTATTATGGAATTGATGAAATTCCTTGAAAATCCTGCAAAGTATATCAATGGAATTTCTAAATTTATCAACAAACAAATTAAAAAACTTGAAAAGAGTATAGAGAATTTTATTATTGATAAAATAATCACACCTTTGAATGGTCAAATTAGGGGCTTGAATACCAAGATACAAAATTTTGTAATTGGTATTAATAGACAGTTACAACAATTACAAAATATACCGTTTATTGGTAATAGTATACAACCTATAACCGTAGATCCGATCCCACTAATTTCTCCATCTATCATTCAAAACAAAGTGCACTTGGGTAGAGTTCCACCAGTGCCCAATAATTTCTTGGGTGGAGTGCTTGGAGGTCTTCAAACACCTGCCTCAACACCTGGCTCAACACAACATCAACCACAATCACCTGGCTCAACACAACATCAACCACAATCACCCAACTCAACACAACATCAACCACAATCACCCAACTCAACACAACATCAACCACAATCACCCAACTCAACACAACATCAACCATCTACCAACCCAAAAGCCCCTGATCCGGGAACAACAACACCGATTGGTGTTGGATCGAAAGGCAATCAGAGTCAGAGACAAGTTGCTGCAATAATGTATAAGGAGTTGATTAGACTGGGATATTCTGATATTGGTGCGAAACTGATGATTGCTGAAATGGGTAGAGAGAATAGTTTGAATATCAAAATAATTAACGGAACACATATGGATGGACCGAATAAAGCATGGGGTGCTGTTAGTTGGCAAAAAGGTAGGGAGAAGATTTTAAAGGAAGAATTGAGAAGGATGGGTATTCCACCAACTGAAGCGGGTTTGGCAGCGAGTGGTGATAAAGGTATAATTGCTAATGTTCGTGCATTTCATAGAGAGATGGGTAATCGAGGTGTAGGTAATAAACCTGATCAAGTCGCACAAAGACAGTTGTCTGATTTATTGAGGAAGCCAAACTTAACTGATTCTGAAAGGGAAGAAGTGAGGCAGTTGTTTAAGGATGTTTATTTTGTCTATGGTGCGTCGAATGGAATCACTAGATCTAGAGAGTGGCTTAAAAATGTTAATACAATGTTGCAAAAGATAGGTGTAGGACCATTATCAATACAACCATCGTCTAACCCGAATTTATTAACAACTCAATTACTTAAACCGGTGCCATCAGTGGCTCAGTCTTTACAACCTGTCACCCCAACCACGGTTATCGGTGGTGGTGGTGGTGGTATTCTAAATGCTAAACCTTCACTTCCATTGAGCTCAGCTGGTGACAGTCAAAGTACAATAGATGCAATCTCTGCATTTGATCCAACTAATTGGGCCCAACGATTTGGTATTATAACAACTCTTGGGATAGTGTGATAAACTATGGCACTTCCAATACCTTCAAAAAAAATAACAAGTGCATTAGTAAAGACGGGTGATGATGCAAAGAAAGAGAATAAGAAAATATCATCAGAGAAGTTATTTTCTGGTTCAACTGATAAGAATAAAGTAAAGGTATCTAAATTTAGAAGTAGACAACCCAAGACTTATAGTGAAAAGTTTAAAACTTCTAAGTTCTTACCTCCTTCAAAGATTGAGAAACAGTTTGATCTGAAAATATTGGACGATATTCTTACGTCTTTGGTATATAATACAAAGGACTTAAAGAATGCCACCAAGAAAGATGTTGATGATGAAAATAAAAAGAATATTCAAAAGGTTAATGTAAAAAGTAAAGTAAAGAGAAATAAGAGGGAAGAAAACGTTGAAGAGAAGAAACAGGTTACAAAAGTTTCAAAACCAATGAAATTTAAGTCACCAGACTTCTTAACGGATATTCTTGGTATGGCTGGAAGATTTGTTTTAGCAACAGGTATTATGTCCATACTCAATTATCTTACAGATCCTAAGAAGAAAGATGGATTGATTCAATTTTTGACAGACCATATAGATAAGATTGTCCTTGGAGCTCTGGCAATATTGGGTGCAGTTTTTGTTACTTCATTTCTCCCTGTCATAGGTATGGTAGGAACTCTCCTTGCCATATTATCTCCTATAATAATATCTCTGGTTGGTATTGTTACGAATCCTGCAGTTTTAGCAGTACTTGGAATATTGGCTGGTGGAATGGCATTAAGAACACTTTTATATAAACTTAAATCACCTCTAAAAAACTTTTATACAAATCAAATACAAACCCGTGTCAATAACTATCAATATGGTGATAGGGCGGCCGAAGGTCAATTCATTAGAGCTCTGTGGGATAATTATGGGAGAATATCTACGAAAGAAGACAGGGACAAACTGACAAATAAAGAAAAAAGTACAGCAAGATTCTTGAAAATTTATGAGGAAAAACTTAAAGAAATTGCTACATTGAAAAGAAGTTTGAGAGGTGCAAGAGGACCTAATAATAAGAAAAAACAGGAAGATCAAATTAGAGCAGCAGAGCAGGTTCTAGATGGTATTGCCTCTCAACTTGAAATTAATGGTAAGTCCTTATCGGAACTTCAAGCCGATTATGAAAAGGATGGAACTCTTCCTCAGACATCCATTCAAAAAGGATCACCAGTGGTGAAACCTCAACCAACTCAACCAACTCATCAACCACAACCTAGAACATTTCCTACATCTACAAAAGGAACTAGGGCAACATCAGCTGTTATCTCCAGCCAGATGGGATATAGGAATTTACCGATATCTCCTGGATATCATATGGGTGTAGATATTACTGGACTACCTTTAGGATCAGAATTGTTAGCTTTTAATGATGCTACGATTAATACTGTAGCATCTGGGCGTGGATATGGAAATTATATTGGATTTGTAGAAAATAAATCAAGAATGGCACATTTTTATGGTCATATGCGACAAAATATGGCACATAAATTTAAGGTAGGTCAGAAAGTTAAAGCAGGAACAGTATTAGGAACACAAGGAAGTTCAGGAAGGGTTACTGGAGAGCATTTGCATTGGGAGGCGAGTATGAATACTGATGGCACAGGAATGGGGAAAAGTAAAATAAGAGGTTTTGGAATGAATGCAAAAGAAGTTGGAAAAAATGCTAGGTTTAATCCTCTTAGTCGTTATTCTATAGGCACTCCTTTTGGTTTTCATAAAGGTGGTGAAGTTCCTGGAAGTGGTGAAATAGCGGCAAAATTATTAGGAGGTGAGATTGTTGTTCGGGATGAGAGTGCAGGACACACAAAAGATATGCTACTTGCAATTAACCAAGCTAGTGGTAGAGAAGAAGTAATGCAAGCTATTGGAGATTATGCACCTTATGAAGCTATACAATCTCGTATGATTCATATTCCTGTAGAGAAGATGGTTCCTCTTCTTCTTGGAGGAGGACCTGGCAATGGAGGTGGAGGTTTCACAGGTGGTTCTGGTGGTGATGTAAATAGAACAGATATAATACTTGCAATGCATTATAAAGAGGCGTAATGTCGAACCCACCATATAAAGAGTCTATCAGACCTGGAGATATAAAAGTATTTAAGATTAGTGGTTCTAATGGTGAATCCGTTGACATTAGTGGATCTATTGGAGAGTTTTTTTATTATGAAAGTATCCTCTCAAATACTGTAACTGCTACTGTTGCATTTATTGATACAGGATTTGAGAAGGAAGGAAATAGTAGAATCAAAACCACTGGTATTGTTGATAGTCTTGAATTAGTTGGTGGTGAAAAGGTTGAGTTTGAAATAGTTGATAGTAATGATATGTCTAGTGAGTCTGAAGGAACGATAGACTCTAAGATTGGTGATTCAGATACAATGTTTATCAAAACTATCCGAAATGTTAGTACCTCAACTACAAAGAAGGTTTTTATTCTGGATTTAGTATCTAAAGAATATTGGACCAATGAAACGAGAAGAGTTACCAAGAGATATGATGGTAACCCAGGGGATCATGTTGAGGATATTCTTAAAAATATTTTGAAGGTTACTGATAGTGATATTGAAAAAAGTAGTTATGATTATAGCTTTATCGGTAATACAAAGAAACCACTTTATACCTGTACTTGGTTAGCATCTAAATCTTGTACATCACAAACTCCATCTGATGATCCAACGAAAGGAACACTTGAAGGTGTGAGTGCGGGTTTCTTCTTTTTCCAGACCAGAGATAGGTATTACTTTAAATCAATTGATACCTTAGCTGACCAACCAGTAAAACCTGGTCGTGATTTTATCTATAATAATACTGGTAAAGAACCAGTTGGTGGTATTGGTGGTAAGAGAGTGAACATTTTAGATTATTCTACTCAACAACAAACTGATATTGGAAAGGATTTGTCTTTAGGTGTTTATAATAACATCACTATATTCTTTGATGTTTATAGAATGTACTCTCCACCTCCTATAAACTTTAGTTTCGATGAAGATAAGGCAGGGAAAGTAAAACTGTTGAATGAAAGGACTAACCAAGCACAGAAAGAAATTACAGAAACCCCATCCAGGTTGATGTTTAGTGTTCTTGATGTTGGAACTCTACCTGATGGTGATAAACTGGTAGATGATAGAAAAAATCCGTCATTTACGACTAGATCTCCAGAATCAATGGTTCAATCGGTGATGAGATATAATGAGTTGTTTAGAACCAAAATAAATATTATTATTCCTGCAGATTTTAGTATCAGGGCTGGTGATGTGGTACATTGTACGTTTGTTAATTTAAATAGTGATGTTTCTGGTGGTAGTGAAACACTTTCTGGAAACTTTGTCGTTGCAAATGTGTGTCACAAAATTGATTCAGAACAAACACTATCAAGTCTTGACATTATTAGAGACAGTTTAGGGGACATTGATTAAATGTTAGATCAAAGTTTATACAACAAAAATTATCTAGGAAGAGACGGATTCTATTGGTGGATCGGTCAGATTCCTGATGAAAAAGTTTGGAAAGACAATATTTCTGGTTTTCCTGCAAAAGAAAACACAGAATCTAAGGGATTTGGTGAGAGATATAAAGTTCGTATCATGGGTTCTCACTTAGACTCATGGAATAGTGATGCATCAACAGAAGATCCTGATATCCCAGATAAAGATTTACCATGGGCAGTTGTAATGTATCCTGTGACTGCAGGTGGAGGACCAGGTGGATCTTCTGCATCTGCAAACATTTGTCAAGGAACATTTGTATTTGGTTTCTATCTTGATGGTGAAGATGGACAGCAACCAGTTATTATGGGTTGTCTTGGTAACAATGATTTTAATCAGGTCAGTGCCAATTCTTCACCTTTCGTTCCTACAACTGGATACACAGAAAGATTTTTTCCTTCAAACCTAATCAAAGCAAACCCTGGAGGCGAATTTCCTGACTATCCTAATTGGAATATTCCATTCAATTTTGTCAACCAAGCAAAAGTAGTGACAGAGGCTGTAACTGGTAACAACACTCAAGAGGAGCTAGCCAGTGTAGTAAGTGCGGGGGATGGTCAAAAGCAAGCAGCTCTTCCACCATCACCTGACTGTAAGTCACCTATAAGTGCTATGCAGCTTCAGATAAAGAATGTTCTTCAAGATGTGCAGGAAGCAAAGAAAGCTGCTTACGATTACCGATTGGCTTTAAGTACTGATATTGCAGAGAAACAAGAATGGATCGAAAATAAGATAATAGAAGGTGCTAAGATAATTGCAGGTGCTGTTAAGTGGTTGTTTACTGAGATTGAAAAGTATGTCATTGCAAGGCTTAATAATAATGCCAAGAAATTATACTTTCTGTTGATGCCAAATGAACGACCCCTACTGAAGGAGGGTATGGAGTTATCTAGTAATATTATCGCTTGTGTCTTCAAAAAGATTATGGGTAAACTCTTTGATATTGTTCTTGGTTTCCTGAAGGGTATGATTGGTAAAGTTATCAATACTGCAGAGTGTCTTGTTAACAACTTCTTAGGTGGTCTTCTTGGACAACTTGCTGGTCTGATTGACGGAGCTATCGGTCAGGCATTCGGAGCAGTTCAATCTATTATCAGTGGTGTTGGTGGTGTCATTGATGGTGTTCTGGATATTGCAGGTGGTGCACTTCAGATGATTCTAGATGTTCTTTCCTTCTTGAGTTGTGAGGAGAAACCAGAATGTTCTAGTGTTGAGGAATGGAGTCTATGGGATGGTGCATCACCTGCTGGACTTGGTGATATCGAGGGATTACTTGATAATATTACCAGTGTTGCAGGTTCCGTATCAAATGCCGTTGATTTGGATAACTTTGACTTTAATCTAGACTTTGATGGTCTGTTTGATCCTGGTTCTTGTGATACAAGTGCAAGAACTTGTGGACCACCAACTCTTGATATCTTTGGATCAGGAACAGGTGCTGCTATTAATCTGATTGTAAGTGGTGGTGGTGAAGTCCTTGGTGCTGATGTTGTAAGTGCAGGTTACGGATATGTCATTGGAAGTACCTATACAAAGGTGAAGGATGATTGTGGTATTGGTCAAGGTGGTGTAGTTGTCCCTGAGTTTGGTGAAGTCACAGACCCCGATGGTAATCCAAGCACTGGTATCACAGGTATTGTGGTAACTGATCCTGGTAAAGATTATCTACCATCTCCCAACGGTTCTACTGGTGGTGATGGTAGAATATGGGCAAATCCAGAAGATACTAATGTCACAAATGATGATGGGACTATTAGAGTTCCTATCCCACCAGAAAATAATATTGAAGTCGGTCCTGGTGACACAGTTACTTTACCTCCAGGAACTGAAACTGAAACCAGTGCAGGTCAAGTCATTCTTGGTGGAATACCAACAGTTATTGTAAAAGAAGGTGTACTCACAACTCCTCCTCTTACTATTGTCCAACCTCTTCCTGAATATCCAACATTAGAAATTGGTTCTTATCCAGTTATTCTTTACATTTGTGAGGTGATTATTGAAAGTCCGGGTATTAATTATACCGAAAGTGATGAATGTATTATTGAACCATCAATGGGAGCAACTGCAGAACTTAAACTTGGTGACTTTGGAAAGATTGTAGGAGTTAAAGTTACTAATGGTGGTGAAGGATTTACTGAAATGCCTAAGATCACAGTTAAGTCTCAATCGGGATTCAATAGTATATTAATTCCAAAATTCTGTATAGATAGGATAGGTGAGAATGATTTGGAAAGAGATCCTAGGATCGATCCTGATTATCAAGATAAGATCATTTCTGTTATAGATTGTGTAGGTAAGTTTTAATGGCACAAATTCAAGATTGTCAGGTTATAAGAGCTGCGGGTAATAAACATGGAGAACTAAAATTTGGACACATCTGGCCAGATAATAATCAGTCTGCTGTCCTTCTAAGAAGTGGTAGGAATGAAAAACATTATATTACTTTAGAAGAAAAAGGTGGACCACATAGAAAACATGGTACAATCTGTAGATCACCAGGTGCTTTCCAGGTTCAGGCTGGTGATAACTGTACCAACAAAGACGAACCTGGTGTATTCATTGATGCAAAGAGTGGAAACCTTGTACTCAATGCCCTCAATGGTAATGTTGAGATTAGAGGTAGAAACATAAGAATCTATGCCACCGCAGACGGTAATGATAATGGTACAATTGAATTGCAAGCCAATGAGAAGATCATTGGTAAGGCACAGACTATTGATATCAACTCAAAGATTTCTACAAAGATCTTCTCTGAGAAGTCTGTAGAAGTTATTGGTAAAGCAGTGTTAAATATATACGGTGGGTTCGTTGATGTTGCAGATGGTGCCACAGAAGTGTGGGGATCTAAAACATGTCTTGGTATTGGGTTGGTAACTAACGAATTTAAAAACAGAAACTGGACAATAGTATAATGAAAGTACCTGATTTATTTGTAGGAAAAAGATTTTTTCTTGGTTGTGGAAATCCTGAAATTTTAGGTCGTGGACCTCTAGAGGTTCGTGGTTCTGGATATATGGAAGGTCCGACCATTACTGGTCAACCCATTGGGCAATTTGACCCTATAACAGCTGTCGCTGATGGATTACCTGTAGGACCAACTAATGGTCTTGGTAATGTGATGATCGGTCAGAATACGAACATTGAGATGAAACCGATCCCATTCTATGCATTGTTTGTAAAAACATTTGCAAGAATTAGGGGTTTCTTGAAGGTTGATTTCAACATCACTGCCAGAACGATAAAATCAAAGATTATCTACACTGAAGTTCTTCTTGCAAGATCAAAGAATTTTATGATACCTCATCCAGATGATCCTAATAAACAACTTGTTTATGCTTGTTTGGAAGGACCAGAACATTCTGTGTATGTAAGAGGTCAGTTGAGAAACAAAGATACTATTATTTTACCAGAAGTTTGGAGAAACCTTGTAGATGAAAGATCTATTACTGTTTCATTAACTCCAGTTGGAACTCACCAGGAGTTAATTGTAAAGAGAATTCAAGATAATCAGATTGTAGTAGGAACAAAACCAGGACTACCTATCAATTGTTATTATCATATATTTGCAGAAAGAAAGGATATTCCTAAATTAGTGACGGAGGTTGAGTGATGCCCGGACCATTTCAGTTAAGAAATTATGCAACATTTACTGGACCTCTTCAGTTTGATGAATTGGCATATAGTTATGAACTTTCAGAGAAAGAGGGACTTTGGCCCTTTGACATTCCTATTAACTCATCATTTCCCAACTATGATATAGGAGTTCTTTTCTACAGAGATCTGACTGATTATACACACTTTCATTGTTTTGGTCCTTCACCACAAGTGCTTGTTCTTGAAAAACAGGCATATATGCCTCTTCCAGGTTTATTTTTACAAGTTCTGAATACTATTATAAACGGAAACATTATCACGAATGGTATTGTTGTTTCTAATGGCCTATTTATCCAGAATGGCATTAGCAGATTCAACGGTATTCTTAGCACTTTTGGATATGTCTTGATGATTGGTGGAGCATTCTTGACTGGTCTTGGTGACGTGATGACATATTGCACTCTTACCAGAGCTATTGCAATAAGCAAAAAGTCATTTGATATTCCACACCCAACCAAAGAAGAACATAGACTGAGATATGTTTGTGTTGAGACACCAAAGGCAGATGTATATGTTAGGGGTAAATTGAATGGTAGTAATGTAATTGATCTTCCAGACTATTGGAAAGACTTGGTTGACTCTGACAATATTGATGTTGTTCTGACACCTAGAGGATCCTTCCAGGAACTCTTTGTAGAAGATATTCAGTGGGGAACTAAGGTTATTGTCAAGAACAATGCTGGTGGTCCTATTCACTGTAGTTACGTTGTTTATGGTGAAAGAAAGGATGTAAGTCCTAACATTCCTGAGTATCGGGGGTTGACAAAAACAGACTATCCAGGAGATAATAGTGAATATAACGTTAATTCTTGATTAATGAATAAAGTACACGAGATATTCCCTCTGGTAATTTATCAAGATAATATTGATTGTCATAATGAGTTTAAAAAAGAAAATTTAAACTCACTGAAAGAATATTGGTTCAATGGATATGAGAATGAAAGTCCAGAGTATTCTGGAAGAATTTTTCTACACAATGATCCACAATACAATATTTTCTTTAATGACCTGAAGAGATCAATTGATAATTATTTTTATCATCTCAATGTTGATTATTCAAAACTCAATTATCATGTGATAAAGTCCTGGGTTGGTTATCACAACAAGAATATTCCAGGACTTAATCCTCACACTCATAATGAATCAAACATAAGTTTTGTTTATTATTTAAAGTCATCTCCTAAATCTGACAAGTTTTGTGTTGTTCAGCAAAATAGCATTAATGAAAATACTGGTGGATTGTTTGAACCATCAAAACAGAGAAACACATTATTAGCATTCAACAAATACAACTGCAATTATTACACAATTACTCCACATGAGGGTACAGTTCTCCTATTTCCAAGTAATGTTATTCATCATACGATAAAGGGTGATGGTGAAGACGAAAGAATTGTAATTGTTGGTGACGTAAGAATCACTCTCAAAGAAGAACACTACAATCATCATCAAGGTTGTACACATCCAAATCAATGGAAACAGATCTAAATAACAAAATAGTAGTTTTATAAGATGCCTACATTATCCACAACTGGACAATTCGTTACTGCTGGTCTTACCACAGAAAAAGATGATAGACTTGCACAGAATGATGTGTATGAATACCCTGTTGGAATTGCATCTACTGTAGTAGATAGATATCAGGTAGTATCAAAAGAACTTGATACAGAAGTTCTTACTAATGTTGAAGGAACTATTAATATTATTAATAATAAGAAAAGTCAACTTATTGGACTTGGAAATATGGCAGCAGGTCCTTTTAAAGCTGGTATATTTCCACCAATCTGTGGTCTTTTTTCAGATGATAGTGATATTGATAATGATGTAAACTCTGGTAATGGGACAGTTGAAGCGGTTGATGGTGGTATTGGTGGAGGAACTACAACACCTGCAGTTGCATACTCTATTATAAGGGGGGATTATGTAAGAATAGAGAGATATCCTTATTTGGAAGCGCGAACTGCTCCAGATGACAATGCTCTTGCGGGTATGAAGTTTCCTATTTTGAATGGGGGTAATACAGGTCAAGGAAAACAGAATATTTACTTTATAAATTCTAAGTATACTCACGAGGATGCTGGTCTTACATATTATGTGACTGATGATGAGGGTAATTGGAACGTTCTGGGATTTGACGATACAGAAGGTGATATTTTAGGTATATACTATCCAGTAGATCCTACTGGGGTTGCTAATACTAATATTAGTATTCCAGGTAAAGTGTCTGCTGGATTAGTTTTTTCTCCAGATAGTCTTTACAGTGGAATCTCTTCATTTTTTACTGGTGTTCAACCCGGTACTTGGACTACTGGACTCAGTACAAGTTCTGTTGATTGGAATGTTCTTACCGGTCAATTGGAATCAACAGGAATTTCACTTATTATAAAGGGTACAGGTAAGTTGATTGTAGATGCTGCACAGGTATGTGCTGGTATTGCCGCATCTCAAACTTCATTACAGAATGAGATTGATACGTTAAGATCAAGTATAAATCCATATTTTGTTTCTGCCAATACGACAAAAATAAAAAAACATGGTGCCCAACTTCAGTTATGGTCTGCAGAAAGAGTAAAGACTAGAAACCTTGAAGAATCTACAGGTTTAAATAATTTTCAAAGAGATCTTGAATTGGCAGTACCAATAATTGAATCGATAGATTCTCAACTTCCAACCAATAGGGATACAACAGATAATAGTACAATTACCGCAGACAATACATTTATTACTGTAGATAGTCGGTAATAAATAAACTTACGGAGATCACTAATCATGACAAAACAAACAATTAATTTGGGTTCAACTCCTAATGATGGGACAGGGGATCCTCTGAGATCATCTTTTGGTAAGACAAATGATAATTTTAACGAGATTTATAGTACCTTTGGTGATGGAAGTACACTTAGTGGTATAGCTACCTCTGCCGGTATTGCCAATTACGCAAACAATGCAGGTATTACATCTCATGCACAAGGTATTATTGGAGCACCTGATTTAAATGTTGGTATTGTTACTGCCAATGGATTTATAAGTGCAGCAGGTGTAACACCAGTTGAGATTACCCATACTTTAACTACATTAACCTTTACAGTGGCTGGTATTGGATCAACAAACCTGACACTATCATAAGATCCTTGACAGGACATTCCGCATAACCTATAGTATGAGAGTTCATACCTAAATTTATGGAATACGATAGAGAAGATTTTCTCGTTGAGAGTGAAGACGATGAGTATATTGTTAGTTGTGTTGTTGATCTAATGAGACGTACCTTCATTTTACATTCTAATGAGGGAAATAGTAAAACTGCTAATTGTGAAACTTCAGAGGAGTTTATGGATGTTATAGAAGTAATTAGGGCAGTATTACCAGAAAAAATTATCAAATATGTACAACCGTATGAATAATCATTCTTCTTCTCTTTATCAAGAAATTATTAGATGTTATGAGTATGAGACCAGAAACACGTCAATCTATGGAAATGTTATTCTCTGCAAAATGGAATCTTCCCAAGGCGGCAGACAATGCCAATCTGACTTGCAAGGAGATGAAAATATGTTTCTCCGAATTTGTCAATCTAAATCCTCCTACTTATAAGTTAGAAAACCAGACAGATTATGACCAACTAAGTTTGGACATAGTATAGTTAATTGTATATTTAATAGAAACCTATATATATATTTTCAAGTGTGGGAATTTCCCATGAAATATAAAATTGATTCCAAATTTGTTTGGCTCAATGATAAGGTAACTTTGGTATTAATGTACTTTATACAAGGTATTCCATTTACTTTTGATGAATGTGAGGAAGAATATTATTTTGATTATGAAGTTGTTGATGAAGCAAACAATCAACCGGGATATACTATAGATAATGTATATCAAGCATCATACTATTTGATCGATGAAGAATGTCATCCTTTATTATTTGAGTTGGAATTAGAAAACCCTGAACTTTTACCTGTAGAATAATATGCAAATCAATCTCTGGTATTGTGATGATATGGAACAATGGAGATGGACTTTAACTGGGAATGACACTAACAAGACTGTTTGGCAAGAGTCAGGACAAAGATCAGATTTGAGAGAAGCGATGAATGATGTTGCAACTACAGTGGAATATTTACTTAGTAAAAATACTGTATAAAAAAAGAAATAAATAAGGTATAAGAAGACTTGTGCACAGGTTGAAGTAAAATGCCATTATCGCGTCTCGATAACTTTCTCAAGAATGTCCGTGGAAATATCCTTTATGTAGACCCTAATAGTTTAGATGCTACTGATAGCATTACTAACCAGGGTAATTCTCTTGCCAGACCTTTTAAAACTATTCAAAGAGCTCTAGTAGAATCTTCAAGATTCTCCTACCAGAAAGGTCTGGATAATGATAGATTTGAAAAGACAACTATTATGTTGGCTCCTGGTGAGCACTTTGTAGATAATAGACCTGGATGGATACCAGATGGGTCAAATAATTATAAATTACGAAATGGTCAATCAAGTACAGAATTTGAACCGTTTGATATATATACCAATTTTGATGTAAAGAGCCCTAATAACCAACTTTACAAATTGAATAGTATCTATGGTGGTGTCATCATCCCTAGAGGTACTTCTATTGTTGGTCAGGATCTTCGTAAGTGTAAAATCCGTCCTCAGTATGTTCCAAATCCAGAGAATAGTGATATTGAGAGATCTGCTGTTTTTAGAATAACTGGTGGTTGTTATTTAAACCAATTCACGGTCTTTGATGCTGATCCAAACGGTAATGCATATAAAGATTATACTGATAATACGTCTGTTCCTAATTTTTCACATCATAAACTGACTACTTTTGAGTATGTTGATGGTGTCAATGATGTAGAAATTAATGATGAGTTTATTAGTAATTATTCTACTAATAGAACTGATCTACAGATGTATTATGAAAAGATTGGTATTGCATATGGTCCATCTTCTGGTCGTGCAATCAGTCCTGACTATCCAAGTTCTGGTGTTGATATTCAATCAAAGGTTGATGAGTATCGTATTGTTGGTCCAACTAGTGGATCTGTAGGTGTCAGTAGTATTAGAGCAGGCGATGGTTCAACCGCATCTACAACAGTTACTGTCACTCTGAGGGAAGGTATTGAGGGATTGAATGTTGACACTTACTTCCAAACCAATGGTGTCACTGATCAATCATATAACGGTACATTTGTTGCAACTCAAATTCTTACTACAGATGGAGAAGGTAAGGTAACATCTTTCACATATGATACATCAACAGTTCCTTCAAATGCACTACCATCAGTAACAGGTGTATCAATCGAACTATCTAGTGATACAGTATCTGGTGCTTCTCCATATATCTTTAACTGTTCATTGAGATCAGTTTATGGTATGTGTGGTATGCATGCCGATGGGTCTAAGGCATCTGGATTCAAGTCAATGGTTGTTGCCCAGTTTACGGGTGTCAGTCTCCAGGTTGATGATAATGCATTCGTAAAATATGATGAGTTTAATGGTACATATGACGATTCATCGTCAGTAGATAATATTCACTCAGATTCTGAAGCAAAATATAAACCAGAATATTCTAATTACCATATTAAGGCATCCAACAACTCAATTATTCAGTTGGTGTCTATCTTTGCAATTGGTTTCTCAGAACACTTTGTAACAGAATCTGGTGGTGATTTCTCAGTTACCAACTCTAATTCCAACTTTGGTCAGCTTTCTCTGAAATCTAGTGGTTATAAAGAAGATGCATTTGGTGTTGATGACATTGGGTATATCAGTAACATTATTACACCAAAAAGAATTGATTCTGCAAATATTAATCTTG